AGGGATATTGCACGCGACGCCCGGCAACTGATTGGGCGGGTCATTAAGGGATTAAACCCTTTTGATCCAGATCAAGCTAAGGACTTCCGTCCGAGGCCTGGTCCTGGTGCATGTAACACTCCCATGGAGCACGCCCATCGATATCGTCCGAGGGTGTGGTATGACGAGCTTATGTCAGTTTTTAATCCTGACGAGTGGTTTAAACCTCCGTTTGCGCCACCTGGATTCATTACGAACCAGATAGATGCGCGTAAATGGTGGGAAGACCGCCCCCGTTCCTTACGGATAGGTAGACGATCCAAAAAAGCCACGCAAAAATATCTTGTGGCTGACCAAAAACCCTCCTCTCGTTTTAAATTCGTTCCTAAAACGTACGAAAAGATGAGGGGGATTTGCATTGAGGAGAACGAGGTTCAGTGGCACCAACAAGCAATTCGGCGTGCGTTGTACAAGCACATCGAGAAGCACCCTCTAACAAGAGGGTACGTCAATTTTACGACGCAGTTGGTTAACCGTGACCTAGCTTTAAAGGGGTCTGTTTCAGGTGAGTGGGCGACGATTGATATGTCTTCCGCTTCTGATAGGATCTCTAGAAAGCTTGTGGCTTATCTGTTTGGTGAGAATAAAGCGCTTCTAAAAGCAATCGAAGCTTGCTCGACAGACACGGTTTTGCTCCCTAAGGTGAAGGGCATGCATTTTATTGATAAAATGCCCGTTAATAAGATCGCACCTATGGGTTCAGCTATCTGTTTCCCGATTATGGCCCTAGTTCATTTTGCATTAATAAAGGCCATTCTTAATCACTCCTCGATCGCACGTTGTAACACCCGGGATGTATATGTCTATGGAGACGACATCATCGTTCGCCGTAGCTGTGTACAGGCTATTTACGACTACCTGCCTCTGTTCGGAATGAAAATTAATACCGATAAGAGCTTTAGCCGAGGCTATTTCCGGGAATCGTGCGGGTTGCACGCCTATAAGGGTGTAGAAGTTACGCCGGTACGGTTTAAGACCGTGCTGAGTCCGACGTCGTCCCCGCAAATGCTAGCTACTGC